GCAGATTGGTCGTCGGCTGCGGCGCCACGCCGTAGTCGTTCTTGACCTTGGCGAGAAACTCATTCATGGACTTCTGGCCCATGCCCGAGGGATTCTCGATCGGCGTCAGCGCCGCCACGGCGGCCTTCTGCGCCTGCTCGGTCGGTTTCTGAAGCGCGTTCATCAGCTCGTCGTGCTTCGCGTCGACTGCGGGCTTCAGCTTTTCGCCGACATTAGTCCAATGCTTCTCGAGCTCGGCCAGCGCCTTGACGTTATCCGGGTGGAGCTTATGCGCCGGGCCAACCTGGGGATCGGCGATCGGCGTCGGACCCGCGGCCACGAACTCGTCATTGACGTGCTTGAACAACTGGTTGACGTAGGCGTTGGCGCCTTTCGCCGAGCCGGAAGCATTTTCCTCAAGCTTGGCGAGCGCCTGGAGCTTGGCAAACGGTTGGGCATCTCCTATTGCTACGGCGTAGGCCGCCTGCGCGGTATAAAAACTTGCGCCCTTCAGATGCTCGGGCACCGGCGGCACGCCTGAGGTCGTCGCGGGCGCCGCCTCGGACTTCGGTGCCTCGCCGTGGTCGACCTTGAGCTGCCCGATCAACTCGTTGACCGAGTCGATATGATCGGACGCGCCCATACCGGACATCGGCACCAACGCCTTGATCTTGGCCGCCTTCTCCGCGGGGTCTGTGGTCATCATGGCGTCGATCACGGAGTCGAGGGACTTGGTCAGCTCCTCGTCGCCGTGCATCATCGAGTGCTGCCAATCGCTGATGTGTTCCTGGTAGATCTTCTTCGCCGCACTCGAGACACCCGACTTCTCGGCCGGTTTGGCCGCGATCTCCTGCCCGACCTTCTTTTCCTCGGCCTTGGGCGACGTGCTCTCGCCCTTGACCAGGGAGGGAACATCGACGCCCTTTTTCTTCAGGTCGTTGTGATACCACTTGACGTGCCCGGCCTTATCCTCGGTCAGCCCGAACTGCGCCTGGGCCGCCTTGAAGATGTCCTTCTCCGGCACGTCGCCAAGCATCAGCAAATGTTTGATTAGGCCCGCCGTCGTGCCCTTCTTACCTCCCAGGCCCGCGTTGTAGGACTCGACGCCCTTGGCCGCCGAGCTCGGCACCCCGCTGCCGCTGGTGAACTTGCCATCCGGGCCACGCGGGTGCTGATGCTCCTGAAAGCTGGCGTCGTCGTGCCGCGCGTGCAGCCGATCGAACCTCGCTTCGAGGATCGCGATGGACATGGCCAACGTGCGAAGGGCGATGGTATCAAGCATGTCCCGTCTTTTTTAGGATGTCGTGTTTCCGCGCGATCAAAATTTTGGCTTGGGATTGACGTTCATCCGGGGAGCCATACCCGTAGTCTAGACACAATTCGTCGATCTCGTTGTCACCCAAAGTTTTTAGCGCCTTCGCGGACTCGTGAAGGTCCGCGTCTGTCATGCCGCCAAATACCTTGGCGGCCTGGGGCGAAAGCGTCGGGTCACGCATCGTTTTCAGCTCGTGCACCTCCGGCCCCCAGAGATGGTTGCCTTTTGGCATGCCCTGCGCTCGAAACTTCATGGCGCCGCCCGCGTCGACCGTGTGAAGCTTGCCCCCGATCGGCACCTGATTGTCGTAGTTCTGGCCGACCGCGTCCCAGTTGCCGAGCCAGGCGTGCGTCGCAAAATGCTTTTGCGCCTCGGCCCGGTGGAGTGAGTCGTAGGGACTAAACTTCTTCTCGTCGTGCTCCGCCCAGTGGCTGATCGTGCCCGTTGTCCCGTTGTGCTCGATCGCGTGGGCCTGGGTGATTGGCGCGCCTGCCGCCCTGTATAGACGCCCAGCCAGCACCTCGTTCGCCGCGTGCTCAGGCGACTTGCTGCCCTTCACGTAAAACTTGTTGCCGAGCATGTCGTGATACTGCCCGCCGGGGTTCGAGCCCAGTTTCGGCCCGGTCTGGCGCAGGATTTTGCTCGTCTTCGGTGTGTAACCCGCGCCGCCCGTCGAGGCAAATTTGCCGTCGGGGTCACGGGGCTGGTCGTCCGCCGCCACGAATTCCTTACCGACCGACGCCGGGATGCCCAGCGTCGAGTGGCCGTGCGCGGCGGCCTCCATGGCGTTGTGCTGAGCGGTCGAGACGGAGGGCATCACAAATCCTTCATCTTGGCCCGTACCGCCGCAAGCTGCTCCACGCCCTTCTGCGTCAGCATATCCGCGGGCAGCTGCCCCAGCGAGTACAGGTAGGTGCCGAAGCACCGGCAGAAGGGCTCCTCGGCCGGTTTGGTGATGTCCTCAAACAAGCCGGCCGGACCGGGCTTGACCAGGCCCTTGGCGCGCGCCCAGGAGGACTTCATCAGATAGACCTGGCCGTCGCGTTCCTTGTGGTCTTCGCGGTAGTTATAGCCCGACTGCCGCCAGTTACTATGCCACTCGACCGCAATCGCGCCGCCGTCCGAAGCAACGATCTCGTTGATCGCCGAAATGAGCTTGTGCCCCTGGTCGATCGCAACGCGCCGCTCCTCGAAGGGAAGCTGCTTCAACGCCCTGTGCACCGAGGCCTTGGCCTCCGGCTTGTCCGCCTGGGTCGTGCCGCCGGCCGGCACGGACGTAGCCCACCCGCTAAACCGCTGGAGCGTCTTCTCGATGCTCGACTGCCGGTTTAGCGTGATCAAGTTCGCCGAGGCCGCGATGCGGCGATCGAGCTCGCTGCGCATCTTCGGCTTCAGCCGTTCGACCGTGAACCGCGACACGCCGGGATGATACTTGAACACGCCACCACGCGTCACCAGCTTGCCGTAGATCGCCGCGAGCGTGGCGCGAAGCGACTTTTCCAGCATATACTTGCTGACCATCGAAGACGTCGCCGACTTGCGAATGCGCGCCACCCACTCGTCGAGACGGCGCTGCGAGTCATAGCCGTGCCTGGCCATGTCGTTGATGGCTGCGGTGATCGTCTCGTAGAAGGTCATCTAAGGCTCCTACAGAGACTCGGGCCTCTTCGGTTTAGGCTCATCGCCCGACGGGTCTTCTCCCTCGCCCGGCGGCGTCTGGCCACCCGTCTGATTGGCCTGGGCCGCCTGTTCCTCGGCAAACTTGGCCACTGCCTCCCAGTCCAGCGCGAGGGGCGAGCTGAACAGCATCTCGCTCTCGTTGATGTTGTCCGCCGCCCATTGCAGAAGGGCTGCCTTGTTCTCCGGATCGAGCGCGGGCATCATGATCTCGACGACCGACGAGATGGCCTTCAGCCGCGTCTCGTCGACCTTGATCTTCTCGCTGTCCGGCTCGGTCAGCAACGACGGCCAAAGCGCTTTGTAGCTGTTTTGCCAGTAGTAGAAGGCGGTCTTGTAGTCAACCCCCTTATACTCGTCCGGAAACTCTTTCTTGAGGATGTTGAAAAATTCTTCATTCCACGCGCGATGCTGGATGATGCGATCGAAAAACGCGTAAACCTGATCCAACGTGCGGCGATACTTTTCCACCCACCGCGCCACGTCCTTGGCGTCCTCGGTGCCTTCGCCGAAGCCCTCGACGAAGGTCTCAGAGTTGAGGATCTTGGCCGGCATCCCGGCCGCGACCGCGATGTTCTCCAGAATGTTCTTGCGCGACATAATCGACGCGCCGTCGATGTTTTTGAGGTCGAGACTCTCAATCTTTTCGTCGACCGAGATGTTGATAACGTTGTTGGTCGCCGCCTCCTGCAGAATGGCGCGCTTGATGCCCGCTGCCTTCTGCATCAGGTTGTCGATGATCGAGCCCGGCGCCTTGAGCATCGCCACGAGGACGCCGGCCTTGCGGGTCACCATGTCGTCGGTGATCATCGTCTGCACGAAGGATTTGAGCGGGAACAACGCCCGCTGGTACACCGAGCGCCCCACGTAGCCAAAGCCCGAAGACGTGTAGGCGATGTAAACCGGCCGCTCGTTCATAAGCACGCAGGCCCGAGAGCGATGATACGCAACCCCGCCCACCGCCACGCCGTCGACCTTCTGAAAGTCAGGCGAGTTTGGCTCCTGGTTCAGAACGAGACTGCCGCTCGTGTTCAGCGGATCGAGGACGTTGAAGTAAAGCGCCAGGCCCGGCAGATCAAACGGGTCGATCGGCGTCGTCGTGTCGACGCCCGGAGCGCCGTAGATCACCGAAGCGATCCCGTAGACCCGCGCCTGCGTGGCGAGGTTCGAGATGTGCGCGTCCGCGCCGTCTTCGTCCCACTGCTGCTCAAACCGCTCTTTAAGGCGTTCGCCCGAGGCGTGTGGCAACTTGATCTCGCGGCGCTGCGACTGCGCCATCTCGATCGGCGCCTCGGCCATCTTCGCGCCGAGCGGATGATACAAGTAAATCGTCTTGCAGACCTGATACGACGGGTCACTGCCCGGTGCAATGCCGTTTGACATCAAAAGCGATTGGAGCTCCGTCCCGAGGTTGGAGCCGTTGACGACGACCGAGGACATGGTGCCTTAGACTCCGCCCGAGTTAAGCGCCGCGGCGCTCAGATCTGCGTGCCGCGCCAAATGAGTTTCGACCGGGATCATGGCGCGCAGTTTCGTCAGCGCCGAGATCACCTGGTCGAGCGCGCCGAGCGGCAGATGCGTGGCGCAGGTCGATCCAATGCCCGCCACGGTCAGAAGCGCCGTGCATCCGCTGTTCGACAGCCTCGCGTTCACCACGTAATCCATGTCAAATTCCCCCAGAGTCCCCGAGCGCCAGCGCCACGCCGTAGCAGAAGGCGTCTAGCAGGTCGTCGACCTGATCCTTGACACCGATCTTGTAGCCGAACACCTGCGTGATCAGGTGGTTGCGCGACTGTTCCTTGTAAGTCACTACCTTGTTGTAGGCGTGCGTCGTCAGCTTGACCTGCTGCTGATAGACGTAGCCCGACACGCTGATCGCCCGCTCGTCCTTGCCCATCGCGGTCAAGATACTGTTGATCGGTGATGCGTTCCAGCCGCGGTTGACCGCCTGCTGCAGCAAGATGGTGCCGGACGCCTTATCCTCGATGTGCGCCCCCAGCGATCCAACCCGGGCCTGGGTGCGAAGCGCGAGGGCCTCGAGGTTCTGAAACACCGTCGGGAGCCACACCTCGAGCAACGCGCCCTCGATCTGCACGACGTCCCAGTCGAGAATCATGAGCGGATGGCCGAGATGCCGGGAAACGCCCCAGTAGATCACGCCCGTGCCGTCGTTTTTCTGCCCGGTCTTGACCGCCGTGTCGATCGTTGCGAAGACCGCGTCGATCTTGGTAGGCGGCTCGATCGGCTTACCGTCGACCAGAAGGTGCTCGAGCAGAAAAAACTGAGCACCACTGAAGTCAACGAACTCCGCCAGATATTCTTGCTTGAACACCAGCGGGTGGGTCTTGGCCTCGAGCCGCACAAGCTCGTCGGCCGGCAGATACGGATTAGAGCTGCTCGGCGCGTGGAAGTCGGTAAACCCGAACTTCTTGTCGTTGCAGATCTGCCACAGAAAATTGTCTTGACTGACGCCGTTGGTGTTCGAAAGCACCAGGGCCTTGCCGCGATAATCGAGCAACGTGGGCTCGATCGAGCGCTCCCAGATGCTCATCATGTTGGCCTTGGTGAAGGCCGCCTCGTCGATCAACACCTTGTGATACTTGCGCGACCGCCCGGCCCGCTCGTTTTCCAAGGTCCAGAAGTCGATGCGCCCCTTCGTCGTGGTGCGGATGACCCCCTTCTGCTCCGAGGCCGATTTGATGACCGGCTCGAGGATGTCGTGGATCTCGGCGTAGGTCTCGGCCAGCACCTTGTAGTCCGGCGCGAAAATGCCGATGTTCTCACTTTTCACGGCGCCGTCGCAGGCGATCGTCTCGCCGAACAGCGTCTTGCCCCAACGGCGCCCGCACCGCACCGCCAAACGTCTCGTGCGCTCCCAGGCACGAAACGCCTGGATCTGCCCGGGGTGCAGGGTAGGCAGCACCACACGCGCCGTCTTCGAGACGGCCGCCGAGCGCCTAGCCATCACGTCGGGTCGGCGGGATGATCTCGATGTCACCCGACGCTTGCTCTACCCCGTCGTCGACCGTCGCGTCGGGCAGTCCGCCCTGGATGATGATGCGCTGGGTCTCTTCCTCGGCGTCCTCGGGCTCGATGTACTTGGTCGCCAGCTTGGCGTGTACATACGGGGCCCATTTTTCTGCGGTCGCCACCGCCAGACCGAACTGCCCGCCGCGGATCGCCCCGATCGCGCACCGGCGCATGATCTCAAGCGGCGTGATTTCCATCAACTTCTTCTCGTCGTCGAGCAGATCTTGAAAGGCCGCGCGCATCGCGTTGGCCATTTCGAGCTGCCGATCGAGCGTGCGTTGCTGCAGCACACCCTTTTTCGCGCCGGAACCCGGTGGTTTTGTGCACCCGGGTTTTCGGCCAGGAGCTTTTTTCGTTGGATGTTCTGGACCGCCACGCGTCATCAGCGTGCCCTCGGTCATTTTGTTTACGCCGCTTGATTTCGGTCCACGTGATCCCATTGCGAAAAATCATGAGTTCAAACATACATTAAAACTATGTATGTCAGCTCATGCATTCTCCATTACATCATTGCGTTTCAGCGTGACAGGTGAGGTGCGGCCAAACACGTCGACCATCATCTTGACAAAGTCGGGCGTGCTGTTAATGCAAGTTCCCGTGAACGATGTAAACGGGCCGTTAAGAATTTTAAGCTGCGCGCCTGCCACGATTGGCGTCGCGGAGAGCTTGATCGGTTGCGCGTTTTTGTGATCGTGATATTCCATCAAGTCTTCCATCACGCCGTCTGGAAGTGCAAGTGGATTTTCTGGCCCACACGAAAACAACTTGATAACTCCCGGCACATCGTGCAGCATCTGCCAGCGATCGGCGTCGACGTCGAACTTCACAAACACATATCCGGGGTAGGCAGACACGACGATATCCGTCTTTCGACGACCTCGGGTAATTGTGGTGTGAAACTGATGGTAGCTCATTCCGAACCACTTAATCCACTTGTGAATTAAAATGTCATATCCGGGTGCGACATGCAGCACATACCAGCGTTCGCTCATCGTGAGGGACACCAGGTATCAAGCATCTTGGCCCTGGCCTTGGCAGCGGCCCTCTGGGCCTTCGAAAGACGAACCGGGCGCGGACTACGCGTTTGGGTCTGAACGCCGTCCTGGACGAACCTAGGAGTTCCTTGAGGGGTTTCGCCGTCTGGGCTCCTCGTCGCCTCGACGATGTCAAACGGCGCGCCAAAATCTGCGCGCGTTTTTGATACGACGGGTTGTCCCATAGTCATGCGGTTTCCTGATGAACACACCCGATCGAGACCGTGAAACGCGAGAGGGGCGACATCGTAACGTCGCACGATCCAATCACGCCAAACATTCGACCGACGCTATTGAGACGAGAGCGTTTCCTATACCGAACTCGTATCCCGTTGTAAACCCTTAAATTTCGTTGCACGCCCTCCGCCGGCCTATTTGCCAGCCGCGACGCGCGAGGCGCGCAGTGCCGGGCGACATCTTTTGTTTGTGATCAACAACTTAACTAAAAATCTTTTGCATACGCGAGGTCGGCACCCCCGCAAAAACGGGCAAGCAATTGTTATGCAAAATTTGATAAGCCCTTGAAAAGATTAGGTTTTGGCCCCTCTCTTTTACTAATTACTACCTTTTATAAACTCTAGTAGAGAAAGAGAGAGAGAGGATATATAGGAAATAGGATATGAGTATACTAGTCACAGATAAACCTGAATATTGTGGGGGGTAATAGGAGTTCGGTTTGACTGTAAATCTGTAAGCGCAAAAATTTCGGCGCTTTATCCAACCTTTTCAACGACTTTGCTCATAAATCGTTCTGCAAATACGTAAATCTAGGCTTTTTTGTGACCTCCAAAACGCGAAATTCGACGCGCACGACCGATAAGACAAATCTGAAAATTTGGTTTTAGCCGTTTACAACTTAAAAATTACCGATTATAGGCTAAGGTCCAACTTAAATCTGAGGTAAAAATGCACATTTCGTTCGATCGTCTGCAAGAAATTCACCGCGACATTTCGGCGCTGGTAGGACTCGTGCCGTCTTCCAAACGCGAGGAGGCGGAGCGCTTGGCGCGAGAACTTAAATCTTTTTTACCCTTAGTCGACGGGCGAACGACCCAAGAGGCACGCGACAGACGGTCTCGCGCCTTCGAATTTAAGCGCGAGACCGAGATATTTTTGGTGTCAGACGACGTCCAAAACCGAAGCACCGAGGTGGTAGGCTGGTCTAATTTGTCGAAAGAATTTAACAATCTTCGTGAGGGAGCTATCAGATCTAAATTCAGCGTAGGCGGCGGAAAGCGTTGGTTTTTGTCTAACTACGACGGTTTCGAGGGCGGCCTAACAG